ATCCAGCAGTCAGGCGGTTTAGCTGAGGCGAATTTCTATACAGAAAAAACACAGATTGAACTGCTATCTATTGCTAAACTTGCATCCCTAGATACAGTTGCCGCTGCACAAGCTACAATGGATATTCTTACTTATAAGACTCAAACCGACATAATTGCTCGTATTGCAGCTGCTCAAAAACTTGCAGATGATGCAAAAATGGCTGCGTTAAAGGATTACTTAGCTGAGGCAGCTAAGCCAATTACTCAGGTTATAACCACACAGCGTATTGAACTAGGCGGTAGTGGCGGTTCTATTTTCCAACCAGATATGACGCCTGGAGAAATTGCAAATGCAGCTGAAGCGGCAGCAGCGGCTGCAGCAATAGCAGCAGCAAACGCGGCAGCAGATTTAGCAGACAGCCTTGCACGATTCCCAGGTGAGTCAAATACAGGCCCTAGATTTGGCGTAGGTGGCCAACCTATTTACGGCAGTTATTGGGATGGAAGTTATAGTACAGGTCAAGGTACTGGCATGACAGGCGGCAGCGTAGATAACTCAATTACTGTAGTGGTTGAAGGCAATGTATTAAATAGCGATGATTTTGATGAAGCGGTAAGTGTGGCCATGCGCAATGCGCAGCGCACTGGCTACTCACAATACGCGGCAGGATCGTTGCCATGACCGTACCTACAATTAACGCAGTCATTAACTTTAGTACCGGGCCTAGTTTTGCCCAGGCTATGATTTTAGACGAAGGCATATTAGGTACTAATATTTTGGCAGATTCAGCTGCAATTATTGTGGATGTATCCAACGTAGTAGACAGCGTTACTACTAAACGCGGCAGATCAGCCACAGCCGATGAATTCCAAACAGGTACGTTAAGCCTGCGTATTGTGGATCAAAACGGCGATTTTAACCCACAGAATACGGCCAGCCCTTACTACGGATTTTTAACACCTATGCGTAAAGTTTCAATATCGGCTACATCGGCTGGCGTTACTTATCCCATGTTTAGCGGTTTTATTACGTCATATACAACCACCACCCCGCGTAATGCTAATGATGTTGTTTATACAACTATCACAGCTGTAGATGCGACCCGCTTGGCTCAAAATGCTCAAATAAGTACCGTTACAGGTGCAACTGCTGGCGATCTTAGTGGCACAAGAATTAACCAAATTTTAGACACTATTTTATGGCCAGCATCCATGCGCGATGTGGATGCAGGTTTAACTACTTTGCAAGCTGATCCCGGTACTGCTCGTACAGCTTTAGCAGCTTTGCAAACAGCTACAAATAGTGAATACGGTGCAATTTATGTAGATGCTTCAGGATCGTGGACTTTCCAAGATCGAACAGTAACTACTGCAAGTGTGGCAGGTACACCTACTGTATTTAACGATAACGGTACAGACATTGGCTATGCCAATGCCGTATGGCGTTTAGATGACACCCTTGTATTTAACCAAGCCAATATAACTAGAACAGGTGGCACGGTTCAAAATGCTACTAACGCAGCTAGTGTTGAGAAGTATTTTGCCCATACTTACAATCAGCAGGATTTACTCATGCAGACCGATGCAGTCGCACTGGATTATGCCCGTGCGTACGTTGCCAGCCGTGCCGAAACTAGCATTAGATGTGATGCCATTGAACTCGACCTTTACACAAATAATTACGCCACTGGCATTGTTGCAGCTCTTAACCTTGATTTTTTTGATCCTGTAACTATTACAACTAACCAACCAGGTACATCAACTTTGACTAAAACCCTTCAAGTATTTGGCGTAGCTCATACAGTCACCCCAAATAAATGGCGCACCGTACTTACAACTTTAGAGCCAATTATTGATGGCTTTATTTTAGATTCAACCCTATATGGCGTATTAGATACGTCAGTACTAAGTTACTAAGGAGATAGCAAAATGGCTAAACAAACGTTTACAACTGGTCAGGTGCTAACAGCTGCACAAATGACCAGTTTGCAGCAAACTGCTATGGGCGGTGGTTCAACTACAGCTAAGACCACTAACTACGTTTTAACCGCTGCCGATGCTGGCACGGTTGTACAAATGAACGCGGCGGGTGCAACTACCATCACAGTAAATACTGCCCTATTTTCAGCTGGTGATACCGTACAGATTCAAAACGTAGGTGCAGGTGTTTGCACAGTTACTGCAGGTACTGCAACGGTAGTCACAAGCGCAACCCTAGCCCTTAAGCAATATGATGCTGGTACTTTATATTTTAACTCGACCAGCGCGGCTATATTTTTTGCCGTAGATGCAGCAGATGGTATGAATAATCCATTTACTACTATCGGCGATACTATTTATTCCGCTAATGGTTCTACCGCATCACGTTTAGCCATTGGTACTGCAGCGCAAGTTTTGACCGTTAATGCTGGTGCAACTGCGCCTGAGTGGGCAACTGCTTCACCCGGCGCATTAACTAAAATTACAAGTGCGTCTTTTTCTGCGGCTTCAACTTTTGTTGTAAACAGTTGTTTCAGTAACACTTATCGTTATTACTTAATTGTTGGCCGAATTGTTGCAAGTGCCACAGGCAATACCACATTTAAGTATAGAAAAGCAGGTACTGATTTAAGCACCTCTTATTACTATGGTGGTAATCGATCTGACTGGAGTGCAAACACGGTTTCAGCTTCAACGGGTAACAACGTTGCTGGTATAAACTTAGGCTCATTTGATAGTTATAACTGCGGATTTATTATTAACACTTCAAATCCATACAGCGCAAGTTATAATCCTTCTATCAGTTATCAAACACCTAACACAGGACAAAGTTATTCCACAGTCGGTTCAGGCTTACGCCTAGCAACAGATACACATGATGGTTTTTCTATTATTCCGGCAAGCGGAACACTAAGCGGGGAGGTTTTTGTATATGGATACTCACTCTAAAAAAGCAGTACTAGATGCTTTGACAGGAGAATTAACGTTAGAGGATTTAACTGAGCAAGAAATAGCAGACAAAGAAATCTTGTTAGGTTATGACAACACGGCTACAGCAGAAGCCGAAAGTAAAGCAGCTGCTAAGGCTGCGTTATTGGAAAAGTTAGGCATAACAGCCGATGAAGCAGCCTTACTGCTGGCATGAGTGCGATCAGTTATAACGGTTGGCCAGCATCTAAGGATGTTGAGTCGATCCGTATCAAGTCTTACGCGATTAAGGGCAGCCATGTAAAGCTGCGCTGCGCCTATTTTGCTGCGCCGCTACTGGTTGCCTTTGCTGAGCAATTTCATGAACTGATTGAGCCGATTGATGGCGGCCCAAATGATGACTGGGGGTACTGCTATCGAGATGTTAGAAACGTACCAGGCAAGCTAAGTAATCACGCATCGGGCAGTGCAATAGATTTAAACGCCACGCGCCATATTCTCGGCCGTGCTGGAACGTTCCCAGCTGAGAAAGTACCAATGATCCTGGCATTGACCCGTAAGTACGGCTTGATCTGGGGCGGTACTTGGACACGCAAAGATGAGATGCACTTTGAAATTGGCATAGACCCTGTAAAGGCTGCCAAGTTAATAGATAAATTAGGGCTAAAATACGAATAAACCTAAAGGGCATTTAGGAGTAAAAAAGTGAGTGATATACAGCAAGCCAATATCCCAGCTAGTACCGTAACGCTTTTATCATCGGCTGCTAGAACAACGACCGCGGCAGGTACAGCGGTTACAGGTTTCGCAGCCGCACGGCAGTTAGTGTTACAGCTAAATGTAACCGCAGCGAGTGGCACTTTGCCTTCTCTTAGCGTGGCAGTTCAAGATTCAGTAGATGGTACTAATTACAACACCATTGCTACGTTCGCAACCGCAAGCGGAGTAACACGCGAAGTAATCCGCTTAACCAGCGCATTTACAGACAATCTGCGCGTAGTGTGGGTAATTGAAGGTACAACACCGTCATTTACTTTTAACGTTATTACATGGGCGGATTCAAATTGAAAACACAATTACAAGCCGCTGGCCTGTCATATTTACGCGCTGCTTTTAGCTGCGCTGCTGCGCTTTACATGTCCGGCATTACGGACTGGAAAACACTAGGTAATGCATTCATTGCTGGACTACTTGGCCCATTGTTGCGCGCCATGAACCCTAGCGATCCTACTTTCGGCGTTAAGTAATGACGGCCGCCCAGTCGCTTTTAGCGATAGCCATAGGCCTATGCACCCTTATCGGGTTTGCGGCTGGGCTGGTACGCCATCTAGTTAAGTATTACCTAAGCGAATTACGCATTGATAATAACGGCGGCCATAACTTAAGGGGTCGAGTAGATCGCATAGAGGCCAAGGTAGATAGCATCTACGAGATGTTACTAACCCGTTAGGGCGTGTCGGTTATTGACCGCTGTCATACCCAGGCTTTACCCTTTATTTACACGTTAGGCAGGGCTACCTAATTTGGTGTAGCACGGCTTAACCCAAACAAGGGCGAAGTAAATGGATATAGAAAAAGTAGCAGTATTTGTAATAATGGTAAGTATTGCTTGGTTTATCGTAGGTTGGTCAGTCGGTTACAAAGAAGGCGTAAAGGATGGCTACAATCGTGGCCGCGCAGCTGGTATGCGTGTAGCTACTGATCGTGTGGTTAAGTGATGGCCTTCGACCTAAATAATTATGAGGATGTGAACAGCCGCATTAAGCGGTTTAGAGAAACTTACATATCTGGCCGTATAACTACCGAGATCGTTGAATTAAACGTTAAAGATGGTTATGTAGTAATTAGAGCCTGCGCCTATCGCGAGCATGAGGACTTAGTGCCGGCAGCTATTGATTATGCCTTTGAGCAGAGATCAGATCGAGGCGTAAACAGGGATTTTTGGATTGAGAACTGTTCTACGTCCAGCATTGGAAGGTGCATAGGCTTGTTGATGCCAAGTGATGCACGGCCTACACGCCAAGACATGGAAAAGGTAGAACGCTTAGCGACTCAGCCTGCAGTAGAGGTTGATTTATGGGCTATTGCTACACCTGCAGTAAAGGTTGAAGGCGTGGGAAGTGTGCGCCCAGCAGCTGAAACTATTGCAGACATTAAAGCGCAATTAGGCAGCGAGATCGTAGATCCTGCACCTATCTGCTCGCATGGTCGCATGGTTTACAAAGAAGGCGTAAGCGAGAAAACAGGCAATAAATACCGGGGCTATACCTGTAGCAGTAAGTCACGGGGCGATCAATGCAAACCAATATGGCTATAACCGAGATGGCGCAGATCGTCCAGGTAATCTTAGATCGATCGCAGGAGTTACAGGCAGCAGCTAGTGGGTTTGCCCGTAGTACAGGCGAAAAGGCTAATACGCCAGATCATGCTGGGCGATATAACACAAAGATAAACTTTCACGAGTTCGTAGCCGAGCATAGTGAAGCCGCTGGCGCAGAGATCGCAGTAGCGCAGTACATGGGTATCCGTAATTTTATACCTACTGTAAATACTTTCCACGATGCACCAGACATACAACTAGGCAATCTAGGGTTTGAGGTTAAGTGGACTAAGTACATTAACGGCCATTTAATTATCCATAAGGATTACCCACGCCTTAGCGATGTGGCAATCTTGTGTGTAAATAAGTCGCCTGTCTATCAAATCATTGGCTGGATGCCCGTGATATGGGCTAAGAAAGCCAAGTATTACAACGCAGCTGATGGCAATTTCTGGGTATCTCAACGTGAGTTATTTGAGATGGATGCGCTAAGGAAGTCCGTATATGGCATTACTGAGGCTTAATTGTAGGGTTTGCGCCAAAATAGGTAGCGGTATGCAAACGCACAAAATCGTAGATGAATTTATTAACCTGCCGCCTAACGTAGTTTGCGTTCAATGTTTAGGCTGTGGCGTTATGGGCATAGAGATGCTACTCAATAGTGAACGCGCTAAAGATGAGGACATGCTAAATGATTAACCAATTAAGTATCAGCTGTAATTGCTATGACTTTAAAGAGATGGATCTATCGGTACACCTTGTAAACGGGGCTATACCTATGATTATTATTAAATGTGAAAACTGCGAAAGTGCATACACAGTCATGCCTAATTCGGTGCAAAATGCCTAGTTACTTGTATCGCTGCGATCAATGCGGCGCAGAGCTAGAGATGAATCACCCGGTAAGCACACACGGCGACAGCGCACCATTGTGCTGCAGCTACCCAATGATGCGCGTGTTTAGTGCGCCATCGATCATATTTAAGGGAACTGGATGGGGTAAAGATAAATGAGTAATACAGAGATGCGTACAATATTGCAGGATCTTAGGGAACTACTAGCTAAAGAGATCGAGCATAAATTTATGCCGTTACATGTATGCCAGGTGTGCGACAACCTAGCCGTAGGCGCGTTAGTAGAACAGATCGTGGCCACAATTAGGGGCGATAATGACTGATCTCAATGACTGGAAAATGGCCGAACGCATAGCCGAGAACAGCAATACATTTAAAACGCCGCAAGATGTTATGACTGCCTTTGAGGATCTTATGAAGCAAGTCGAAGCTGAAGGCGACCAAGATGACTAAGCGACTTGGTCAGGAGTTTTACACAGTTGCGGATAACGCTGTGTATAACTCATGCTGTGACTCAATACAGTTTAAGTACCTGTGCAAAACCTGTGGACAAAACGCTGGCTGCTATTTCTGCAGCTTTAACCCAGATGAAAAGCATGAGTGCGAAGTGTGAAAATAGGATCATTATGCACCGGATACGGCGGCTTAGACATGGCAGCTGAGGCTTACTTTAATGCTGAAACTGTTTGGGTGTCGGAGATAGATAAGTACGCATCACAGGTCATAGAGCAACGCTTTGGCGTAATAAATCATGGTGATCTAAAGACTATTAACTGGGCTGAGGTTGAGCCTATAGACATACTTACAGCTGGTTATCCATGCCAGCCGTTTAGCCATGCAGGGCATAGAAAAGGATTAGATGATGAAAGACATATCTGGCCATATATCAAAGAGGCTATTAGCCACCTTAGACCGCAATTTGTTATCTTGGAAAATGTCCGAGGACATCTCAGCCTCGGCTTTGATCAAGTTCTCAAAGACCTTACCGAACTCGGGTATGACGCAAGATGGCAAATTGTACGAGCTTCGGACGTTGGCGCGCCCCATCAAAGAGCAAGACTCTTTATTGTTGCTTACCCCAACAGCAAGCATTGGGGAATTCCATCATCGAGTGACATTATTGCCTACGCCAATGACAACAGACTCAGTAATAGGGACACCTGCGGATCTGAATCGAAAATCACCAGGGTTACGGGCGATGGATCTATTGCCTACACCGACAGTAATTCATGTGCGCAATCACGACGAAACGATACATGCTTTTATGGAACGCCAAGCGAGATCATCAACGGGTCAAATAGGCAAAAGCACAGGTTTAGCCGTGAGATGGATAGACAAGAAGTTCCGGCTACATTGGATCAAGGTAAATTAAATGCCAAGTTTGTTGAATATATGATGGGCTTACCTGTTGGATGGGTGACAAATACAGGATTATCAAGGGCACAGCAGCTAAAGATGTTAGGTAATGGAGTAGTGCCACAACAGGCTTACTACGCATTAGAACTGTTAGCGACACGCCCATGATCCCGCGTAAATTCAAATGGATTAGGTTGGGTATGATACAATCTATTCTTGTAATCGCACTTAATAATAATGCTTATGCGATTAATAATAATGATATAGAGAAAGAAAAATATAAACTCTATAGTCATATAAAACTAACTAACCATAGGCAATACCTATGTCTAGAGCAGCTTTGGTACTTAGAATCTAAGTGGAATCCTAGAGCTGATAACAAGCGATCATCTGCGTATGGAATACCACAGCTATTAAAGCTAAAGATCAATAACCCTTATATGCAGATAGATGCCGGACTCAAGTACATAGCCCATAGGTATGGCACACCATGTAAAGCTTTGGCCTATCATCTAAAGACTGGGCACTACTAATGGCTAAGCGCGG